TTATATATCATTCTTCTATCCGTTATTATCCGGTAATAAGTACGCAAGTACGCTATAAGATACATATTCATCTTATCATCAAACGCTTATTCCCTGCGCCGTCATCCTGCGCCACGTTTCAAAAACGCGCCGTTATCTGCCCACGCTCCGGCATGTTCCTCCTTGCGAAGCACTCTTCAAAACCCCACGCCCCCTTTCAATCCGCACAAAAGCGCGCCGTTCTCGGACAGGAACGACGCTTCCCAAATCTAAAATGAAAGTGTGAAAACGCCTTAAAAACGGACAAGGAGAAGAAGGCGGGAGAAAGGGAAGAACGGCACGCGGCAACGACGCGGAAGAACACAAAAAAAGGCGTCATGAACTGCTCATGACGCCGGAAAGAATAGAGAAACTGGCATCGCGTACGGGACTCGAACCCGTGTTGCCCGCGTGAAAGGCGGGAGTCCTGGACCGCTAGACGAACGCGACATTAGGTTTGCAGGGACTGCGCAAGGGAGTAAACACCGTCGGAAGCCAAAAGGCAAGAACTATTTGAGCAGAAAGAGAAAAAAGGCCAGCTTCAGAGAGTCATCCAAACTCATTCATCCGTAACAAACTCCTATCTGGAATCTTCATATTTCTAAATTGAGAAATATTTTCCTTGCTTGATTTTCTAAAAAAGGTAATATCGAAACATGAGCAGCAAGAAAAAGCTTCTGGAAAAAATCATGAACCCTGACAAAACAGGGAACGTCACTTTTGAAGAAGCAACCAAATTGCTCTCCCATCTCCATTTTCAATTCAGGCAAACTGGAGGTTCCCATATGGTCGCCTGGCATGAAAAGATCCCAGAGATTATTAACATCCAACCCGGCCCCAATGGAAAAGCCAAACCCTACCAGCTCAAACAGATAAGAACCATTATCAACCAATACAACCTCCATAAAACGCTATGACCCCGCACTACACGATCAACATCGAATGGAGCGATGAAGATGCCTCTTTCATCGCCACCGTCCCCCAGCTTCCCGGCTGCATGGCGGACGGCCCTACGGAAGAAGCTGCCCTGGCGGAAGCCAAGCGCGCTATTCAGGACTGGCTGGAAACGGCCCGCGCCATCAACCGCCCCATTCCCCTTCCTCCCCCTACTATTGAAAGCCTGGCCCGCGCCTCCGCCCTGCTCAATAAATCGGCCATAGCCCGGCTCATTGGCTTGGAACAACGTACCCTGAATGCCCGTATCAAAAACCGGACGCCCCTCACTCCAAAGGAAGCGGAACGTCTTCAGAGTGCGTTGCAGGATAACAATCTTGCCCTCATCTGACTTGTCACACCAGCTTTTTCCCGCAAGCCCATGGCTCCAGCCATGGGCTTTTTATGTTTTCCCCTTCACTCTGCTTGGCCAGCATCAATTCTAACATTATAAAAAAAACTTGTCCGCACCTTCAAAATTAAGCTAAATATAGGATATTTCACCAATGAACACTACTTGTCCAAACTGTAACAATAATATCACCTGCCCGGATCACTATGTCGGCAAGCCCTGCATTTGCCCGCACTGCCAGCACAGTTTCACGGCTATTCCTACCGTCATCAGCCAGACAGCCCCCAATTCCAAAAAGGGAAAGGATAAAGCCTCTGAACAGGAATCCGCCCTTTCCCTTGCCACCGGAACGGCCAATGTCTGCATCTTTTTTGCGGTATTAACCTTCATCGGAACTCTTATCACCGGCATCCGCACTTATCCAGTACCGGAAATATCCCGCATACCTCTGGCCGGATTTGGCCTTATTATCCTGCTTGCCCTTCTTCTTTCCATGGGGTGGCTTGTTGCTGCCAGCATCATCAAGCTTCTTGTCTGTATCGTCAAAAAATAACCATCCTGCAATCATGGTAACCATTTCATATACGCTATCTGACAGCGAAGATAACCCCCTATTCATTCACAACTGCGGTTCTCGCAAAACAGATATTTGCCTGTTTGAATTTACAGGATATATGCTTGCTTGCGATTTGTTAAATCTCTCTCCAAATCTAGATGATATTCCAGAAGTGCTTCCAACTCTTCAAAGATTAAAAAAACAGCCAGGTGCTTCAGAAGTTTTATGGGCTATAAAAGAACAAAACCTCTCTCCTTATGATTTCTGGAATTTATCTCTTAAAATGATACAAGACAGAAATCCCATTAGCCGAGATAAAGAAAAACTCCTTTATTACAATCATTTATGGAATCACCTTGCTAAACACTTGTTTTCCCTCAGCTATTCATCTTCAATCACCGCAGAACTTATCTCCCGTCTTATTTCTTTTTTGCCTCCTGAATCAGAAAAAATATCTACTTGGCAACCCTATAAAACCGCGCGGGAAATCATGACCAGTTATTTAGAAACAGGAAAAGGAAAAATCCGCATGTTACTTTTTCTTAAACCTTTTGGTTCTGATACTCTTCTTGCAAAATCAGAATCATGGATATCTCGCCAACGCACCGCCTCCCATGAATCAAAAAACTGGCCGGCTTTCAAAAGGACTTGGTGCCTATTCACCGGGAAATCACCTTATGCGCAACGGAAACATTTAGAAAAAATTGTGGAAAATTTAGGCGGCGGAATATCAAGTAAAAGCTCCAGAGCAGACCTCCTGATATGGTGCGCTGAAGGGTCAACAGCTTACAAACACGGAAATATCGGCGGAAAACTGGCCCATGCTATGGAACCGGGTTCTCCTACTGTTATCATCACAGAACAGGAATTTTGGGAAGAAGCGGAAATAGAATCGGGGAAAAAACGTGAAGAGCTACTAAGAGAAGTTCTATAATATATCTGCATTTCCTTCCGCCGTGCCTCTCACCAGGCACGGCTTTTTTATCCTCCCTTCCCGCCTAACCGGTGATAATCATTCAGGGCTACGGACACAGCAGTTAAGGCCTTAATCGCCCGCTCACACCATTCTCCGGGAGTTTCCCCCCTCAACGCCGCAGCCTGACGGATCATTTCCAGTTGTTCCGGCGTAAAATCCATACTGATCTCAACCTGCTTCGGTTGTTGCTCTTTCTCCATCAATTCCCGGAGCAACTTTTGCTTTTTTTCTGGAATCTGCTTATAGGAAAACCAAGAATCTACTGTTCTTTTACCAACACCCAATTTTTCAGCCACCCAGTCACGGCTTTTTCCTGATTCTTTCATCCAACTTTTCAGCTCATCTCTAAATTTTTCCATGCCCGGACACTACAACAAAATTGCACGGCAGGTCAAACAATTTTCCCGAATGACAACTTTTGAGTAAAAATATTTTGACTGACGAGCAACTTTGTTGTAATCAAAAACCATGGCTACGACATCATTACAAACCAACCTCATCATCCGGCTGAAGGAAGAAGACTTCCAGGCATTGGAAGGCATTGCTGAACACATCCATATCCCGGTGAAAGACCTGGTCCACGGAATCATCTCATACGCCCTGGACCAATATTCAAAATCAAAAACCACCACCCTCAACCGCCCCGCCGCCTGACCTCAACCACAACCAACCATCAAAAAAAGCTGAATAACGCCGCGCACCTGCGGCGTCACTCACTGTCCCGCCCATCCCGCGGGAAAAACGTCAAGCCTCTCAACAAATGCAAGGCCCATTCTTCCACTGTCATTCCCTGCACCGCCGCATGCGCGGACAACCGGGAAAATTCTTCCTCCGTAAAACCGCAGCACACCTCATGCTTCTCCCGGTCCACACGGGCCGCCGCTTCCTTCTCCATCAGCAAAGAAATCAGCTTCTCATGCGCGCGCGGCACATCTGCGCCGGGAACATTCAGCCATTTATAAATGGAGGCCGTTGTGCGGCCCAACTGGGCTGCCAGCCAAACGCCATTCTTGCCACAGCTCTTCAGCCACTGCTTGACCTCATCATTCTTCATGGGCGAAAACATGTAGAAAAATTCTTATTTTGTCAATCAAGAAACGCAAAAATGTGAATTACATTACATTTACGTCTTGACTAAATGTGAATAAATCTATATTCAATCATTCATGGAATGTAATATATCTCATACAAATCCGAATCAAACGACCACCCAACTAGTCTATCTCCCCTTTACTGCGGAGGAACACGCGGCCCTCATGGACATGCACGCCGCCGCTAACCCCGGTGCAAGTCCGGAAATGCTCGCCCGCACTTTTGCGGACTTCATAGGCCGCCTCATTCTCCTGCGTGATCGCCGCAACCGCCCCGCCGCCTAACAACCACAACCAACCATCAAAAAAATATGAGTACAGAACACAAAAAAGGAACCACCATGAACACCCCCACGCAAAATACTCCCCTTCATCCCTTGTTGGATCTCGCAGAGTTCACAGACCGGGCAATCATCCGGACTATTCCTTTCCCTGTAGGAACACCGCACCATCAACACCTGCTAGAAACCAATTCCTGCCGGCTCTACTACACCGAACACGGAATCCTTACATTCCACGCCATCACCCCCTCCATATTGGAAGAGCACAAAGGGGGCTACTATTCCGAGCGTCTTATCATAGCCACCGCCCGCAAAGGCTTCACGACTTACCTTGCCTATGATCCCCTATGGACCGCGCCGGAAGAAAAAAATACGGACGCCCCTGAAGACAACTACACCCGCGCGGCCCTCTGGCTCAAAAAAACAACTTACGAACCTGGCCACGCGGCCCGCTACCGCATAGAACACATTTTGCGCTCCGCCTATCACCTCACCCCGGAACAAACCTCTTCCCTTCTGACGAACTGGGATTCCCGCTTTACTCCAAATATCCCTTATCAATCCTCAACATCAGCAAATCCCATTGGTCAGACTTCAACTCAAACACCAAACCATTCATCAGAGAAATCCGTACAGGCTCTCCCTTCACGCCCCCATACTCAACGGAAACAATAGAATTCCACCCTACTATGATATGCCTTCCAGATACTAAAACTAAGTCAATATAATCATCAAAGTTATCCATAAAAACACCCTACCACCAACAACCACCTCCCACCAAGAAAAAACATGAATAAACAACGCCGCAAAGAGATAAAAAAACTGCATAAAGCACTCCAGAACCTTCATTCCCGACTGGAAACTATCATGGAGAAAGAAGAAGAGTATCATGCTAACCTTCCGGAACAGAAGATCAGCCGCATAAAGAAATCTGTAGATGCCATTTGTTCCATGACGGAGGCCGCGGAATGCATAGCAGGAGCTTTAGACTACCTTGAAGAAATTAAATAATCCCATGAAAAGGACAAGACAATTTGACGACGTCAAAAACGGCGAACTGATACGCTTCCTTGTTGAGCCTTCATCATCGCCTTACGAAAAGAAAGGGAAAGCACATTGGGATTTTGGCATTGTCGTTTGCGCCTATATGAAAAATTTTTTCGCTGTTACCACTACAGGGAAATGGAGTGCTTTTTACACTTTCAATATCCGCAAGGACGGCATGGACAAATCAGGAAAAAGGGCCAAACAGATTGCCTTCCGCATCTCGCCGCAAGAAGCGGAAAATAATGTTGCTATTCAGCGGTTTTTAAGAATCCGTGAACAAATAAAAGCACTCGAAAAGGAAGCAAGTTGCCTAAATAAACAAATAGATGAAGGGGAAATAATCATGTTTCCGGAATATCCGTTGCCTGAGGATTAAACGCTTAATCAAATATCACTATGAAAGCTCCGGCCAAAAGAAGGAAATACGGCCTTAACGTATGGAAAGCCCACTTAAAAATTGACGCCATGCACATTGAAGCAATGTATGACGGCTCCATAGTCAAGGATATATGCACCGGCTCCATCGGCAACAACTGGAAGGAAATTAAAAGAAAAATACTCAACCGGAAAAGAAGAAAAAAATGACCACCAAATACGACTATACCTATTCAAAAAAACAGGATGCTCTAAGAGTCAAAGGAACTAAAATTTTCATCACAAAAGAAGGTTCGCGGAAGTGGCGCGCCTACCGTCTTAATGGAATATGGATAACCCAAAAAGCTTACGGCGACACTCCGAACGACGCCACATCAAAACTTATCTATCTATCACAGACATCTTACAAATAAAAGAATATGAATACAGAACATAATAAAGAAACCGACAACTACTACCGGCTTATCTCCAAACCCATACATGACTATGACTACAACTATAACCTCTGGCTAGACAAAGACGGGTTTCATATCGTTCTATATCTCACTAATGGAAAAGAAAACAAAATCATAAAAAAACTTCTCAGTACCCGAGATCTATACGTGGCCCGCAAAAGAAGGGATAAGATATTAAAACAACTGGAAGGAAAAGAAATTTTCTTATGAAGAACTCCATCACGCTAGAAATCAACATAAATATCCTTTTATTAGAAAATTATGTATGTTTACAAAATAGAAACAAGTTACATTGAAGACAACTTCAACGGCACCTCTTGCCAATGCTGCGGAAACTGCCAGCTATGGGCACCGGAACAGAAAATTGACTACAAAATCAATGCCGCCGATCCGGACATTACCGACACTACAGTAACGGCCACCCCCCTCAATTTAGGAGCCTGCGTCATCAGCCGCCGATCCGGAACGGACGGGGAAACCTGTTACTTGCAAACCCACCGGACTTCCGGAACCTTTTGCCGCCACCACATCCCAACATCACCCTACGCCGCCCACATCAAACGCCACGGCCTCCCCTGCACGGCCATCACCCCTTATATCATCCACCTCTAACCCCCCCCACACACACCAATGACCCAAAAAGAAAAAGAAGAACTCCGCAACTTGCCGAGCAACTCCCCGCGGCTGCTTAACCAGACCCAGCTTGCCGCCGCGCTTGGAGTTACCATGGCTTTCACCTCCGCAATGAAAAAATGGGGCTGCCCGTTCCCAGGCGGCCGCATCCTGATTAAAGACGCCCTGGCATGGCTCAAAGCAAACCCGGAATTCCGCCCGTACAAAGAACGCAAAAGCCCTACCGGCCCCCACGGCATTCCGCAACGCAACCTTGACGCCTACAAAACATCACCTAATTGAGCCACATCACGCGCTTTCAGTTTGCGGTAAATCGCATGTACCAGCTCCGACGCATGCCCTACATATTGCATACATTGCCCTTCAGAAAAGCCCGCGCGCGCCAGCCGGGTCACTACCGTTACCCGCGTACAATGGAAACTCAAATCAGGCATCCCCAAATCGTCAAAAAACTGGCACCATTGCTTGCTTGCGTTCCCCGGCAACTTAACCAGGGAGGAACGCCCCTCCCGCATGGCCTTTTCCGCAATCGGCCTAATGTCCCGATGCAAAGGGGCCTCGTGCATCCGGCCCCCCTTGCCAAGAAAACGGATAGTATCATGTTCCAGATCCACCCGTTCCACGGGCACCTGAACTTCCTTCAGCCGGCATCCCTGCTTCATGGCAATCATGAAAGAATCCCGCATCCATTCCGGAGCTTCTTTCAAGGCTTCCGCAATGCGCCGTTCTTCTTCTTTCGTGATTTCCCTTTTCTCCCGCGCCGGGTCTTTTCTCAAGCCCATGTGATAACACGGGTTTGCGAAAATATAGCCCTTCCTTACCGCCTCCGTCATGATGCGCCCCAGCACCTTCAGCTCCAGAATGGCACTATTGCGGGTACACGCGCGCCAACCGTACTCCTTAGCCATGGCCGCATCCGTCCGGAAAGCCACATAATCTTTCAACAGGTTATAATCCACTTCCCCCGGATGCTGAACATCCCGGAGCCTGAAAAACAAATCCAAATGCCTCCACGCCACCTGATAACGGCGGCGCGTGCCTTCACGTTGAAACTCTTCCAGGAACGCCGGCACCCACGCCTTGAACAACTGGCGGCCATCTTCATTCCGGGCCATCTGTTCCTCTTTCTCCAGTCCGCGCACATATTCCAGAATACGCCGCAGGGCCCCAGGCTGGTCATGCCTGATTTTTGTCGCACGGTATTTCCGCCGCCCATCCGGACGCATCACGCCAACCCAATAATAGGGACTATCCTTGCGCTTGTAGTAGGATGCCATAGGAGCAACGTAGTACAGCGTAGTAAATCCATCAACAACAAACATAAAAAAACCTAGTAAAACCATGACAAAATACCCCCTGAATATATGCCGGAATAACTCGCGGGTTCGATTCCCGCTCCCGCCTCCATGTTTACTTTCAACATTTTACGCCTTTAGCGTAGTAAAAAATGTAGTAAACATCTTGTTTTTAGTTCCACTTTTGGAGCAAGCCTTATCTTGGAAGGAGGGTGCATTATGAGTTCCAGCCCCTCTGTTATACACGTTTACGGCGATTGGCTGGACTACCTGCTGCACGCCTACGGCGAAACGCAGGAACAATGGAATGCGCCTTTTGATGCCGCTCCCATCCTCCCTGAACTCTCAAAAGAACTCTATGAATGCGGTTTGAATCATCATCAGCTTGACGTGGTGAAAGAAGAAATAGCGGACGCCCGCCTACATATCCTTATCGGAATTTTCACTATCATCTTCCGTAACGGCTACCACCCGCAACGCGTCACCCGGAATGTTTACAAACTCGCCAAACTATACTGCCCGGAATCAGTAAAAAACTTGTCTCATTCCGATCTCGCTCTGCTGACCAGCGACACAATCAGCGCATCATCCATGCGGGCGCATGCCTGCAACGCTTTCCTGGACTCCTTAACACCCGCCCAAGCTCAAGCTCTTATCGACAAATACGGTAAAACCGCCCTGCACAAGCTCGCACAAGTTTCCTGGACCAGCCGGAAGGCCCAAAAGAAACGCCGCAGGAAAAAGAAGCAGGACACCCCCGCCCACCGCACACGCAAACACCCGGAACTCAATCTTGACCTTTGACCATGGACGCCATTTCCCGCGCACAAAAACATATTGATACCCTGGAACCGGCTGTTTCCGGTTCTGGCGGCCATGCGGCAACCTTCCGCGCATGCCGCATCCTTGTAAACGACTACAATCTATCTTTGGATGAAGCCTGGCCTATCCTGTTATCATTTAACGCCCGGTGCGAACCGCCTTGGAATGAAAAGGAACTCCGGCGCAAGTTGGAAGACGCGGCGCGCCGCCCCAAGGGTAACTACGGCACCGACAAATCCCAAGGACGCAAAAAACCGGAACCGACTACCTTGCCCCCCTCTAAACGCATAGCCAAGGGACCAGCCAAATACAACCCGCCACCCAAGGCCCCCACAGGGCCGCCGCCAGTCCCGCAGCTTGATTCTTCCGTCATTGCCACCCTGGCGGAAAAAGGGGCTCCAGTATTATCCCGCTATTTCCTCGCCAACATCTCCGCCACAGATCCGGCCATAGTTACGCCGGATCTGTATTTACGCGCCCTGTTTGATACGGCACGCGGTGAAAAAACAATCATTTTTGCCGACCGAAAAACGCAAGGTCAATGCCTCTGGCCAGACCAGGCCAAACACATTCCCACGGCCGCGCCGGACGGCATTATCTTCCTGGGGCAGCCCGTGGACGGATTTTTCCGCGTCAGGGACGGGAAAAAAAGCCGCCGCTCTTCAGAATGCGTCCTCACCTGGCGTCATGCCTTGCTGGAATCAGATCAAATGGACGACGTGAAGCAATGGCTCCAGGCACTCATTACTCTACCCCTCCCCATTGTCTCCATCACCTTCTCCGGATCCCGATCTCTGCATGTACTCTTCCGCCTGGAAGCAGCCACACACGAAGAATGGCGCGGGTATGTGGACCAGATAAAGCCCGCCTTAGCCCTCATTGGCGCAGACATCCAGGCCCTCACAAATCATCTTGTCATGCCGCGGCTGCCCGGCTGTTATCGCACCGTAAACGGCCAGGAAAAACTTCAGGAACTTTTGTATTTCAACCCGCGCCCTACCCTGCGCCCCTTACTCTACGCCACTCCGCTCCGCAACGTAGAACAGGACTGGACAACCCGCGCCGCGGAAATCGTTGCCCGGCCGGATGAATGGCCGGTTCCCTTGATCCAGCAAGCCGCCGCAGCCTGCACCACCTACGGCCTCAATGCTGCCCTCCAATCTCTCACCCCCTTACTCCCTCCCAAAAAATGACTTCCCCCCAAGAACTTATTCTCAAATTACAAAATTTGCTAACCAACGCCTCCGGAGCGGATCTTCAGCAATTTCTGGCCGGTCTGGAGCAACCAGGCCCCGCCCCTGCCGGAGACGACCTTACACCGGACGGAAGAATCAAAGTTGCCATGCCCTCCAAAAATGGCACGACAACCCCCCAATGGTGCGAACGTGTTGCCATAGCCCTCCAACGCGCCAATGCCCCTATTTATAATCTGGCCGGCTCTCCTGTGTATATCACAGACGACGGCAAAACCGTGTACCTTAACCCCAACAATTTCATTTCCGCCGCGGAAAAATATATCTGCCCGTGCGCTTTCCGCTCCAAAGATGATTCAACGCTCGTTTACCAGCCCATGAAGGAACCGCTAGCAAAGCTCACCCTTTCATCCATGGAATTCCTCACGGCCATCCCGGAATTGATCAAAATCCACGACCAAATCACCCCGGCCATGCTCCCTAATGGCTCCTACCACCTCAACCAACGCGGCTATGATCCGGAAAGTAAGATCTACACCCTGAAAACCGCCGTGGACTACGACACGGAAATGCCGTTGGAGCAAGCCTTGCTTATCTGGCGCAACTGGCATAAAGAATTCCCCTTCCTGGACTGGTCTTCCTCTGACCTCCAGGAACGGGCCACATCCGCCACATCCCGCTCATTTGCGGTCCATACCTGCGCCTGCGTCGCCCTGTACGCATCCGCCATGCTCCCTTTGTCCTCACCTCGACTTGGTTATGTCTATACCTCCAATTCTCAAAGATCCGGCAAATCACTATTGGCAGACCTTGCCACCGGCATCACGTACAACAATAACGCAAAACATCCATGGTATTATGACGACGAAAAGCTTCAGGGCGTCTTGAACACCATCCTTAACACCCGCGCGCCCTACGTCTATTTTGACAACCTGCGCGGCAAGCTGCAATCTACTTGTTTAGAATCCTTCATTTCTTCCGTCTCCCAAGACATACGCCCATTTCATACGCAATCTCTTGTTACCAAGCAAAACTGCGCCACCGTCTTCATCACCGGAAACTCCCTGGAGTGGAACACAGACCTTGCTTCCCGGCTGCTGATATGCGACTTGAATTTGACAGAATCCAATCCCCAGGACCGGACAGTTCAGCGCGTCATTGACCTTGAAACCATTCAGGACTCCGGCAACCGGGCAGAACTGCTGGCCTGCCTGCATGCGTTTGTTCGCAACTGGATAGAGCAAAAACGGCCCATGCCGGACAAAACAAGAGCAGGGTTTCAACGCACATCATCCATTATTGCGGGCATTGTCTCCCTGCTTGGCATTGGCGATCCGTTCGGGGAACGTCCTGATGAAATATACGGAGGCGGAGACCAAAACCTTCAGGACATGCGCGACTTGGTGCAAACGGCGGTGGCACGCCTGAAGCCCGGTGAAACATACGGAGAAATCAAATGGGACGAAATCATAGAAATCTGCATTGAACGCAACTCATTTGAATCTCTTATTGACGCACGTACGGAATACGTGACGGAAACGGACGAAACCGGGCATGAAAGCAAGATACCCCGTTACAAACTCACCCAGGCATCCAACAAACGCTTTTCCTTCCTTCTTAATTCAACCTACGGAGGGAAGACATTCAAATTAAATGACGGCCGCACCGTCAAATGGGATTCCCGCGGGAAGAAGCGTAGCAAAAAATATACGTTTCAAATATCCTGACGATGATAAAAAAAGCGGCATTATTAGCCGCGCCAGCATGACAACCGCACGCTTGACAAATCCGGCAAAAAGAGCATAGTAAGGACGTATTGATTGCCGAACATCACATGTTCACCTTCTAAACAATCGGCCCCGGCTGCTGGAACAGCCGGGGCCTTTTTTGTCAGCTGAACAGAACTATCAAAAGCTCAATCAGCCGTTGTATTGAATGCCAGTCTATTATCACATATTACACCTCCTTTCTTAGTTCCGGGACCAACCCGGCACGGCAAATATACAGAAAAACGGAACTTTCCGCAAGATATTTTTACTCTGTAATTTTTTGACGCTCAAAAGATTACTGTTTTACAGCCGCGCGAACTGAAGGTGCATCCAGTCATAATTCCGTTCACGGCCCAGGGAAACGGCCCCATGGGCTTCCCAAATCCTCCACCATTCTTCACACTCCGGGCGGGAAAGCCCGGCATGGGGGGCCTTGCAGGAATAACTGTTCCGTTCCGGGTCAAAGTCCAGGGCAATCCCCCAGGCGTGCATGCTCTTGCTTTTGCCTCCGGCCGTGCTGCGGTCATTGTAGGATCCGCCATACTGGTCCAGGTGAAGCGCGCGGATCCGGTCCAGGCCATACGCGGCCAGGACTTCCGCCAGGGCCGCCTGAACGTCCTGGGCAATCGCCTGATGCACGCGGATCGTTTTCACGGGCCGCCCCTCATAATATAAAGGATAAGGGGGGACAATAGAAACAAGGTTGTTTTCATCTCCTGCACGGCCAAAAATGGAAAGACCGGCACGGACGGTTGCCTGGTCAGGCCAGGACCGGGGCAGGGCAATGTCCAGGGCGGCGGCAATGCCGCGGGCCGTGGCAGGGCCGGGGATGCCGTCAGGCGTCACGTTCACGGCGGCCTGGACCGCGGACCATATTTCATGACAGCGCAATTTCAGAGCTACGGCGGCCAGCGTTTTAGGCCCCGGCAAACCATCCGCTTTCAGCCCCAGGGCTCGCTGAACGGGTTTGAATTCCTGATATTCTTTGATAATCATATAATTATTTAATTGTTAAATGGTTGGAACTTGTAAGAAAAACTTTACAGTTGAAACTAGTCCCTGTTGTCCAGGAATTCTTCATGCGCCTTGCGGACGAACTCACAGCCGGAACATTTATTTTCCGCATCAATGCGTTTTTTGCGTTCTTCGTCATAAAGCCGCTCATAACGTTCCGCCCGTTTCATTTCCCGCCACAGAAAAATTCCCATAACCGCGGCCACGCTCGCCCCGTTCTGGATGTACTCCAAAAACGGGTTGCCTGACGTGACGGACGCAATCACGGACAGGGCATTAGCCCCCAGCAGGCCCGCGTTGACAACAGATCCGGTCATGGCTTCACTTTTTCAGGGATTGAACGACGGGCGGAACGTCCGTTTCCGGCTGGGCCTGGGAATAGGAGATATGCCCCGGCTCCAGCACCAGGCAGGAACCGTCCTTGCATACCACCGTCTTTTTCGGCGTCACGTCAACGGAATGGCCGCAGCCACCCAGCAGAGCGGAAGCCGCATAGGCAGCACCTGCCAGGACTACCCACAAAAGGCGTTCCCACCACTTCAGGCCGGTTTTAGTTTTGCTTTTTTCGTAGGCATCTTTCATGCCCTGCTTCCCCGCCTCAAGGGCGGCCTGCTTTTGCTCGTCACTTAATTTACTCATGGTTTTGCTTTGTGAAGTATTTGAAAAAGTCCACGGCGGCGGGTGAAGAAACCGTAAATTCGGGGTAGTCACGGGCTGTGAAAATCCGGCGGCCCCCTTGAGAGTTGACGGCCTCCACGGTCAAATCCACGGTTTCCACCGTCCGCACAGGATCATCCCCCTGCCTGGCGCAAATCTCTTTCAACCGCGCCCAAACCTGTCCCGCTTGCCAGTCCTCACCCAGCCCCACCAGAGCGGCAACTACCGCCCGCATCGCCGGGGCTTGATCCACGGGTATATTGTCCTGCGTAAAGCGCGCCGGAGGTCGATAACCGCCCGCGGCCTGGTAAATGGGCGTCAAGGTAAATTCTTCCCATTCGCCGGGCCGGGGAAAATGTATCTGTATTTCTGCGTTACTCATGATTACAAGGGAATGTTAATGTCCACAAAATCAGCCGTTTCCTCGGATTCAATGGCATTGACAGCCAAAGCTTCCAGAGCGTAATAAACCGGATTGACGTTGCCGGGCTGGTAGTTGGTGCGCTCCGCCGCCCCAACAAACACGCTGACAGATCCACCGGAAATTCCCGTCATGTCTGTTACAAGCGTGGAAAATCCCGTGCCCGTTTCAAAGGTGGTCACGCCGCGCACCGCGGCAATCTTCCAAAGTTGCTGACTGCTTCCCCCGCCTGTCATCAAATACAATGAGCCATAGGCGTCCCCATAATCCCCGGCATTGTACGATCGGGGGGCATATTGATGATAAATGACTTTATTGACAATATAGGGAATTGGCTCGTTTTGCGTCGCCGGGATAAAGCTGGTTGTGGTCTTTACCATCCACTTCCGCGCGGTCTCGGCTGCGTATATTTCCCGTACGCGGACGACATACCCGCCACGCGCCGCATCGCGCTCATTGTCAAACGTAATATCCAGAATTTCGCCGGTATTGTAGGCCAGATCATTTCCGGGGATGATACTGTAAGAATCCAGCGTTAAATCTTTCCGCGTCGCCTTGCTCCCCCTCCCTATGCCAATAGTCAACTTTCCCGCGCCCGTTAATTGCCAGGGGATAGAAAAACCCGCAAAACTAGAATAATTCCATTGCCCGGCCGGTCCTGTAAAAGCACAAACGATCGTGCTGTGCGTATTCGCAGGAACGTTCACCCGCGCGTACAGCCCAGCGACAAGAACAGAAGTTTGCGCCGTCCCGGTGGCTGTAATACTGCCCGTATTAAGGTAAAAATGAAGGGAAAAAATGTCTGTCACTCCGGCCATGCCCGCCGCGTACAGGCGATTAACCACCCCCGTGGCTGTCGGTGCCCCCACGGCAAGCGGAATATTGACGCCGCCATTAGCGTTAAGTGTGCTTGCAAAAGTGGCGGGTCCAATACAGTTCAGGCTTGCCCCCTGGGCAATGTTAAGCATGCCCGTTTCATACATCATTGTTCCACGCCACCAACCTCCACTCCGTACATCAAGGGACTGCCAAAATCTCGTGATGCCGTAAATCTGATTACAAGTCCCCCCGCTGACGGTGCCATCCGGCCTCCCGGCGATCAATGGCCCGTTGATGGTAGCCGATTCAGCGGTCAGGGCCCCTCCAATGTCCACATCGCCAACGTTGGATTCCAGGGTTCCCGGTTCTCCCTTGTCCCCTGGCCGCCCTTGGGGGCCACGGGGGCCTTGTGCCAAAATAATTTCCACCCGGCCCGTTTCCGCACCGGGCAGGGTGGCCGTTACGTACCATTCCGCCCGTTGTTGCGGATCCGCCGGCGTGACACGTTGGGCAATATCTATTTCCCCCTTCAGGAGCGGCATTTCCGCGCCTCCGGGGAAGGTCAGGAACACGTCATAAAAAGCCCAGCCGGCGGAAAGTCCGGGAAAATTGATGGCAACAATATTTTCGGGATTGACGGCGCTGCAATCCAGCAGCCGGACACAGCCGCCGGACATAGCAACGGCGGCGCGGACCGCGCAACCGGCCAGATCCACTTCCTCCGGCGGATCAAGCGTCAAAACCAGCTCCCCCGGAACATGTGCCGTGGCGGAAAAATTGAATGTAGCGGGCTCTTGCATATAACTATATCCCCTCCGTCTCTTTTGCCCTTACTCGGCCAGGACGATCTGGCCGGGCTTCCAGGTTTCAAGAATCCTTTGTATGTCCTTCAACGTCAATGTTTGCTTTTCCGTTGCCGACAGGAGCGAGGATGACAGGCCCAGGCTCTTTCCGCCGTTGCCTACCGCAACGCCGCTTTGTTTGATAATGTCATTCAGGCCGGGGCCGTCTCCCAGGGATTTCTGCCTGGTCTGGGTCCGTTCAAGCGCTACGTCGCGCCGGGCCATTTCAGCGGCGTCCTTTTCATCCATGCCGGCGTCCTGGTAGCTTTTCGTTTTTTCCCGCAGGGCTATTTCATCCCGGATCTTTTGCGCCCGTTGATCAAGCCCCGCTATTTCCGCGGCCATTAACTCCTGATTCCGGCGCGCCCCGGATTCCATTTTTTCATAATCTTTTCTGGCGTCAGACAGTTCTGCATATTTTTTCCTCAAATCGTCCAGGGCCTTAATTTGATTCATCACGGCATCCGTAGGTTCCTGCCGGGACAATTCGGCAATGCGGGACGTGATGCCGGCCATGCCGGGCTCGGAACCCATGCCGCGGGCTTCCCGGTCCAGCCATTCCCCGCGTTCCCGGAGGCTCTTTTTCTTATAGGTACGGTCAGATTCGCTTTTCATCCAGGAGGCTTCCAGTTCCCGGAGTTTCTTCCGGTTCTGCTCCGCTTCCCTTTCCGCCTTTTCCCGTTCCTTGGCGAGTTCTGCCAGGCGTTTTTCCGCGGCGGCCTGTTCCCGGATCCGGGCCAGGGCTTCTTCACGGGACGATTGATAAAGGGTGTAAAGATCCGTCAGGCTCCCCACCACGGCGGCCTGATCCTTCCATTCCTCCGATTCTTCGCCGGCGGTCTTGGCGACATATTCCAGTTCTTCTTCCGCGCGGCGCAAATTGTTCAAGATCCTGTTCCCCACGGCGTCCACATCCGTTTCCGTGTTGGCATTTTTCATGCCTTCTTCATACGCCCTCCACTCATTATCAAGAAATTGTCCTTTTCTTACGCGATCGCCCGCACGGGTGCGGGCTTCCTGGTCATTATCCCCGCCGGCGGGGGCTGCCGGCGCTCCGGAAAGTTGCCGGTAAATGTAAGAGATCCCTTCACCAATCGCCACCACGGCCAAACCTACCCCCGTTGAAATAATGGCGCCCTTGATGGCGACCATGGCCGCGCGGACGGATGCCGCGATTCCCGCCGCTGCGGCGCGGACCACGCCCGCCGCCGTGGCGGCGCCCGTCCGGATGGCATTCCACAATCCCGCCCAGCTGCCTTTGGCGAGCAATACCCAGGAGGACATGGACGTCAGGCTGCCCTTTGTCTGCGCCATGGCGGCCACCATTTGAGACCGGGACGTGAGAAACGCCACCCCAATACCTAGTACAGCCGTAGAGACATGATCTGCGTTGTCCACAATGAGGGGCAGGGCATACCCTGCCGCCTCGCCTAACGCCAGGGCTGCATCCGCGGCCCGAAACAAAAAAATTCCCGTTTTTTGGCCCCATTCCGTGGCCCCGTCCTCCCATTTTACCAGCCGGGTGTCCACTTGTTCCAAAAGGGCGCTTAACGGCCCCAGCAAGCCGGCGCCAAAATTTTCCTGCAGGTTGCCCCAGGCGTTTTCCGCCCGTTTTAGCAACCCTTCCCAGCTTTTCCCCACTTCCTTTTCCGCGTCTTTCAGGGGGCCGTCTTCCTTGGCAAGCTCCCGGATGGCGGCGGCCACGTCATCAAATCCAATTCCTTCTTTCAGTTTCTCCTGGAGGGCATAGCCTGAAAGTCCGGACGTTTTTTCCATGGCTCCCATCAGATCCACCTGGGCGGCGTTGAATGCCTCCATGATTTCAGAATTAAAACCTTTCAGCCCCCCGGAACCCTTGACCATGGCGGCCACCAGGGCATTCATTTTGCTTTGGTCCCCCTGGGCGATCGTGGCAAGCTGGCGGACCAGATCAGGTGCAAAACTTTCGGAAATGCCGCCGCGGATTAACTGGGCGGCGTTTTTGAACATTTCCGTGGGGGTATATTGGGAGGTCAGGGCCCAGTCATTGATGGTTTCAAGGATGCGCTTTGCTTCATCCGCGCTGCCTGTCAGGCCCGTCAATTCACGTTCCACGCGCTGGATGGCCGCAGACGGCGCGACAAAATCAAAGGCTTTTTGAACAGCGCGGCCAATAGCGGCTCCCGCTGTAGAAACCATGTCTTTCGCGCCGAAAAATGCAAGGCCAATCCGGGCCGTTTTAGCTGTGGTGGAATTCGCCAGGGCATCCACAGATTCTTGAATTTCCGTCAATGCCTGCTTGAATTCAGCGGCATCCGCTCCCAGCGTTACAGTTACGTCAGGCATTGCTTCCAACGGTTAAAATCCTATGAATCGCTCTACCCGGTCCAGGGTGGCGCGGGAACAGTTTTTGGAAAACAGGGCATGGCGGGCGCCGGATTGCACAAGCACCATGACTTCCCGCTTTTTCACTTCGTCCACCAGCCGCCGCTTGTTGTGAAAGCCTGTGATGATATAGGCCAGAGGATCAAGGTTGTTCGGATCGTTCAGCCAGTCCCAGTCTTCCCAGCGCGCAAGCACTTCTCCCATGGTGTATTTCCCATCCCGGCTGCGTTTCCCAAACCACCAGGTGACCGCCCCGCCGGGCCCGGCGATCCCTTCGCCAATCACGCGGGAAAAGCCCGGCGTGTTGTTCAGGAGGGGGAACCCCAATGTGATCAGGCACGCGGCAAGTTCCGTGTTGCGCGTGCTGTCAAAATCTTCCGGCGTCAGGATGGCGCCGCCGTCTTCGTTTTTTTTATCCGGCATAATATTGATAATTTGTTAAAATTGAATGAATAATTCGTAACTGCACTTATAAACCATGAACGTTTCCGATGTGCCGGCAAGCGCGGGGGATGATGACGCCCCCAGGACTGCCCAGGCGGCGGGCGCGTCCTGGCCGTTCCGGCGTCCGGCAAGCGCGGCCATGACTTCCGCGCAGGCGCGGGAAAAGGCAGTTACGTCCAGCACCAGGGCGGCGGGCTCCGCTTCCGCGTACCGTTGCCGGTACATGATTTCCCCGGAAATTTGGTAGGTGAAATTTCCGGAAATGATTTCATCCGCGCCAGTTACATTCACCAGAAGGGCCTTGTCCCCTTCCTTTTCGCCGTCCGTTGGTTCCCAGACAGGCACGCCGGCGAATTCCGGGCGTTCCTGAAGCGCCTCCGCAATAATTTGTGCAACAATTTCGGTATTCATGGTTTATTTGTCGTAGATGTCTTCGTCCCAGCCGTCCGGACCGGAAAGCATGTATGTATCAGTTACTTGCCATTCCTTCCCGTATCCTTCCACGGACGTTCCCATACTCATCCAGTTGAATTTTCCGGAGGGGGATTCAAACGGCCCCGGCGGCGCGGCAATCGTGCAGGCTTTCTGATAATTGATCGTTCCGGGATCCGTTACTTTGTAACGGACTTGCAGCACAATTTGCGGGCTGTAAAAGCTCGTGATGCCCTTTTTTATCTTTTCAATCAATTTACTGTTATCATCCCCAAGAATGCTTCTAATGGTCTTTTGTGTGACCGGCTGCCCGTCTTTCGATATGTCAATCTTGGTCCCCATGCAACCCCCGTTCACCAGCCTTTTCAGGGCGTCCAACTTCTCCCCGGAATAGCTTTCCGCGAGTTTGTGCGTTAAAATGGGCTGCGGCACGCAAGTCACGGAAAGGGAATACTGCGGACTTTCACGGGTGCTTCCCGGCATTTCAAATTCTTCCTCTTCCTTCCCGTCCATGGCCTGGCGGCGCACCCGGCATTCCGCAAAATCCCCGGCTTTCCGGGTAACGGTGGCTGTGATATTCCACAAATCCCCGCCGGCGGCTGATTGGCGGGCCGCATAGGCGCACATTTCAGCCCAGGTTCCTTCCCAGGTTTCTTCCGTATAGCCCCCGGAGACAGGTTCCCCTTTCCCTTTATTGACTACGCAATAACTGCGCTGTACTTGTTCAATCGCCATAAGTAGCTAAAAATGAATTGTCCTGTTCGATGATTTCAGCAATCCGGGAACGCATGGCACGTTGTTTTGCCCGGTCCGCATAGGCCCAGCGGGTAGCATTGCCTTCCTGGACCAGCCACGCATGGACGTATTGGAGCAGGATTTTCAACGGCATGTGCTTGATATAGTATTCCGTCCAGCCGGTCGCGCGGGCCATGATCATAATCAATCCCGCCCACCCGTCCGGCTCCGCTAGTTTTTTGAGGGCGCCCCGTCCGGATCCTTGATCCCCTCCGCCTGGGCAGACATGATCGCGTTCATTTCGCGCGTCATGCCCTCCACAATTTTCCCCAGCGCGCCAAAACCCACTTTTCCGGCAAAGGCCAGGACGGCCCGGCGGATGGCTGCCGCATCGTCAAAACCGCCGCCGGCCACCAGCCGCACCACGTCTTCTTCCGGCGCCGCGTGGATCCAGACAAATTCCGCCAGGGCGTACATGCTCATTTTTTCCGGAGGATTTTCCGCAGGCTCCGCGCCGTCTTCCAACGATGGACCTTCCCGGCGGCGGTTCAGTTGAGTCAGGCAGGAGTTATTCAGGAGTTCCAGCATAGCCATGCTTGACAGGCTGATAGGGCGGACTTTCAGGCCGTTCACTTCCGCCTGGGGCAGATCGCCGGAAACAATGGATGTGGTATTGGTTATTTCACGCATATAACTATATCCCCTCTTTCTCTTTCAGCTTCCCTTCCAGCACGGCTTCCATGATCCGCGCGCACGCTTCCCGGATCGTCCCTCCGTCACGCTCCACAATAGGATGATAAAACGCCATTTGCCCGCAATGCACCGCGCACACGCCGCCGCGCGCCAGGCGGGCGATTTCCGCCAGATCGCGCGGATCACACGTCCGGACGCCAATCAGACGCCGCCCGCCCCGGAATTCCAGCACGTCCACCCCGGCGGACCCGTACAGGTATAACAGAATTTTTGAAATGGTCTGGTCTTCCGGATATTCCTGACGGGCATTTTCCGGCCATTCCCGCCGGGACAGCAATTCCAGCGCGGCTTTGATGGCCGCCCGCGTGATCCAGTAGCAGCAGCCGGCCCAGGCAAGCGGAACACGGCATTGCATCCCTCCCGCCACCTTTCCGCGGTCTTTCAGGCTGCGCGTGATTTCCGCCGGATCCATGAGCAGCGTATCAGCGTCAATCTTGATGACCGGATCATCCCCTGGGATGTCCAGCATGCACCCCAGCATGCCGCGCACGCATTCCAGGCCGTTCAGGTTCCCCCCGCGGGCAAAATAGGTGATTTTGTAAAATATATCGTTCCCCGTGGGGACTTGTGCCGGAAATAAAGGCTTCGCCGCGTCATCAAATAAATAAAATTGGGCGGCCTGGTCTATTCTCCGTATTTGTTCCATGCATATTTTCAAGCATTGGTGATCGTCTCGATATAAAAATATTGCGTAGTTCATTTATTTAATTTATCGGTGAATAAATTTTGGAGGTCACAATCCATTCCCCCTGCTGGATATAGATTTTTCCGTTTTCGTCCCGGTGCAGGCGTATTGCATGGTCGCTGTCGCATACAAGAGCGGTCCAGGAATCGCTTATAAGACTATCAGAGCCATCCGGCGCCGTTTCCGCGTACAGCTCCACAGCCAATTTATTATTCCGGATAAACAAGCCTGCCTTCACACCGTTGACAGCATCAGACCAACTTGATTCATAATCCAGCACCACATATTTTCCATTTTTCCGCAAAGGGGTGCGAAAACTCAATTCTTCCGCGTCGCCCCCAGGAGTAACTATAAGAGAAAGAGCCCCTGCCTCCGTGGACAATCCTACCTTAGCGCCTCCACCTAAATCATGAACGCTGGTATCTACCGTTAAATCAAGTTCCCCGGCCAAACCCTCCGGAGATACTGACAAAGACAGCGGCCATTTTCCATTTTCCCCCGGCGTTTTGGAATCTACCGCCGTTGAATCAATCCTGATCTGTAAAATCTGCGTATCAATGTCATTCCCGTCCTGGTCCTTGTCCTTTTTCCATTCCAGCCCATCCCCAGGTTCCACTTTTTGGGCGGATAAAGACAGCTTCCCTTCTTTGTCCTCAATGTTGACGGACCCGTCAGAAGAACATAACAATTTAAGCTTATAAGGATCTCCATCAGTGTTCCCGCCGTCTTCCTTTTCTTCGTAAATCAGCGAACAGTCCGCGCTGGAAGGTTCTTTCGCGTCTTCAATCAAGGCGCTGATCTTCCATGTTTTTATTTTATTCCCGTTTGCGCCGTCTTCTTCGTCTTCCTCCGCCTGAATTTTTTTCGTATAGAACCGGCCCAAAATAGCCTCCTGGATAATGGCGAATACACTCTGGGCAATCCAGTACA